ATCTGACATACAAGTTAACGAAGATGAGCATGGATTTTAATTATGGATTTAGTATTTGACATAGAGACAGACGATTTAAAAGCCACTAAAGTTTGGTGTATCGTTGCTCAAGATGTAGACACAAATGAAATATTTAAGTTCCCGCCTAGTAAACTTGATGACGGTGTAAAACTTTTACAATCGGCAGATAGATTAATAGGACATAATATTATTGGTTTTGATGTACCGATGATTAAAAAGTTTTTTGATGTAGACTTAACTGATAAAGAACTTCTGGATACATTAGTACTGTCAAGATTATTTAATCCTACTCGTGAAGGTGGACACTCATTGGAAAAGTGGGGATACAAATTAGGTTTCAAAAAGATTGAGTTTGAAGACTATCAAAACTATTCTGCAGAGATGTTAAACTATTGTGTCCGTGATGTGCAACTTAATACTTTAGTTCTTAAAGAATTAAAGAAAGAAGCAAAAGGATTCTCTAAAGAATCAGTTTGTTTGGAACACGATGTTGCTGACATAATGAAACGACAAGAGAAAGACGGATTCAAATTTAATGAGATGGGTGCTAATCTTTTGTTAGCAGAACTTAGACAAGAGATGCAGTCTATTGAAGATGAAGTTCACGAAACATTTCAGCCTAAGTGGGTAGACGATAAACTAGTTACACCTTATGTTAAAAAAGACGGAACTCTTTCTAAAAGAGGACTGACTGCTGATGAATACGAAAGGTGTTTAAACACTTCTAACTACAAACCTTTTATGAGAAAGACTTTACAAGAGTTTAATCTTGGTAGTCGTAAACAGATTGGTGAGTACTTAACTGACTTTGGTTGGAAGCCTGAAAGATTTACACCTACTGGTCAGCCTATTGTAGATGAGAAAACTTTGTCAGAGATAACTCATATACATGAAGCTAATCTTATTGCTAGGTTTTTATTACTACAAAAAAGAATAGCTCAGATAGAGTCATGGCTAGAAGCATTACAAGATGACGGTAGAGTACATGGCTTTGTCATTCCTAACGGAGCTATAACTGGTAGGATGACACATAGGAATCCTAACATGGCACAAGTACCAAGTAGTTCTAGTCCTTACGGAAAAGAATGTAGGTCTTGTTGGATAGTAGAAGAAGGAAATAAATTAGTAGGTATAGATGCTAGTGGCTTAGAGCTAAGAATGTTAGCACACTATATGGATGACAAGGAGTTTATAAATGAAATCATTAATGGAGACATACACACAGCTAATCAAAAACTTGCAAAACTTGAATCAAGAGATAAGGCAAAGACATTCATCTATGCACTTATGTACGGAGCAGGAGATGAAAAACTTGGAAAAGTGGTCGGAGGAAATACGTCAGATGGTAAAAGAGCTAGACAATATTTCTTTGATAATAAACCAGAATTTAAATCTCTTAGAGATAGAGTTCAGAGAGCATCAGCTAAGAAGTACCTCAAGGGTATAGACGGTAGAAAGCTTTACATTAGAAATAGTCATGCTGCTTTAAATACTTTATTACAAGGAGCAGGTGCTATCGTTATGAAGAAAGCATTATCTTTATTAGATACTAAACTAAAATTAAATACTATCGACTATAAGTTCGTTGCGAATATACATGACGAATGGCAAGTTGAAGTAAAGGAATCTCAGGCACACTTTGTAGGACTTCGTGCAGTCGAAGCTATAATAGAAGCAGGAGAATATTTTAATCTTCGCTGTCCTTTAGATGGCGAATACAAAATAGGAGACAACTGGAGTGAAACACACTAGAGTATTAAGTAAAAGATTTGAAGATGGCGAATGGTGGTATATAAGACCTAATGGAAATAGAGAACGAGTAGAGTCTCATGTTAGAAAAAATGATAAACGAATGTTTGTCAATGGTAAGTATATACCGCAGTCTCATCCACTATGGAAGTCAGGTAAGTATAAAACTTTTGACGATGCTGCATTTAGTTCTCTTCAAAACTATGAATCTTCTACAGAAGGAGAAGTATATATTATAAGTAATCCATCTTGGAAAGGTTGGATAAAGGTTGGCATGGCTATTGATGCTGAGGATAGATGCAAACAATACCAAACCTCTAGTCCTTTCAGAGATTATGAATTACATTATAGTAAATTTTTTAATGATAGGAAAGATGCTGAAAGAAAAGCACATAAGATATTAAGTAAAAACTCTGAAGAGAAAAAAGGAGAATGGTTTAAGATTAACAAACAAGATGCTAAGAATATAATCAAAACAATATGAAAAATTTAGATAACTTAGTAGAAGATATTTATTCTAAGCTTTCTGTTTTAGGAGAAGGTAAACCTCTTGATGCTAGTGCTGAGGATATAGATGCTCTAGGAGAAAACATTAAAGAAGTACTACATCACTGGGCTAATCCATCACCAAGAAGTTCAGACATGCTAAGAATGTCTAACATTGGGAAACCTACTAGGCAACTATGGTATGATTTAAAATCAGAGAATGAATCTACTGAGTCTTTACCTCCTCCGGTGTTTATTAAGTTTTTATACGGACACCTGCTAGAGGAAGTATTATTATTCTTAGTAAAGATTTCTGGGCATGAAGTAGGTAATGAACAAAAAGAAGTATCTGTATCTGGTATTAAAGGACACATGGACTGTACTATAGACGGAGAAGTAGTAGATGTTAAGACTGCCTCAGGCTTCGCCTTTAAGAAATTTAGAGACGGTACGTTAGCAGAACAAGATACCTTCGGCTATCTTCCACAACTTGCAGGTTACGAAGAAGCTGAAGGTACAAAGAAAGGTGGCTTCTTAGCTATGAATAAAGAGACTGGAGAGTTAGCTTTATTTAGACCTTCTGAGTTCGACAAGCCTAATATTAAAAAGAAAATAAGAGATGTTAAGAAAGCAATAAAGCTTGACAGACCACCTCAAAGATGTTATAATCCAGAACCAGAAGGAAGCTCTGGCAATATGAAACTTCCTAAAGAATGTGTATATTGCAGACATAAGTTTGAATGTCATTCAGACGCTAACGATGGATTAGGTCTAAGAGTATTTAAATACTCAAGAGGATATACTTACTTAACACAAACACCAAGACCACCTAAAGTTATAGAGGTTACAAATGAATGGCAGAAAAGCAAAAAGACTTCGTAAACATGCAGCTCAGTTGTTGATTAAATGGATTAGGTCTATGACTCCTGATGGAGAAGATGCAACTAAGATTACTACAAAAAATTTACATGAGTTCTTACCAGAAGATACTCATATATTTGCTAATGGTAAATACATGGTTAGTGCTTATACGCTTAGATGGTTTTATAAAAAGGTAAAACAAAATCCTAATCTAACATTGGAGGATATATTAAATGGCAGATAAAGTAAATCATCCTGAACACTATAATCAAGGTACTATAGAATGCATCGATGCTATCGAAGCTATGCTATCTCACGAAGAGTTTGTTGGATATCTACGTGGTAACTCGTTGAAGTATAGATGGAGATTCCGTTATAAGAATGGTAAAGAGGACCTACTTAAAGCTGAGTGGTACGAAAGAAGATTATTAAAAGTATTAGAGGATAAAGATGGTAGAAGATAAAGTAGGACAAAAACCTTATCTAGGTATTGAAATAAATTATGATAAAGAAAAAAAACTAGATAAGTTTAGTTTGGATACATTAAAGGATAGATATTTTTGGGAGGAAGAAACACATGCACAAGAAGCTTTTGCTAGGGCTGCAGTATTTGCTGCCACTTTCAAGGGTGTTACAGATTATGAAATGGCTCAAAGACTGTATAACTACAGTTCCGATTGTTGGTTCATGTTTAGCACTCCTATACTTAGTAACGGGGGAACAACTCGTGGTCTTCCCATTAGCTGTTTTCTTAATTATGTTCCCGATAGTCGTGACGGTTTATCTTCTCACTATGACGAAAATATTTGGTTGGCTAGTTCAGGTGGTGGAATTGGTGGATACTGGGGAGATATTAGGAGTAATGGTATTTCTACTTCTAGCGGGAGTCGTTCTACTGGAAGTATTCCATTCATCCATGTAGTTGATTCTCAGATGTTAGCCTTTAATCAAGGCGTAACTAGACGTGGTAGCTATGCTGCATATATGGATATATCGCATCCAGAGATTGAAGAGTTTATAAACATGAGAAAAGAATCCGGTGGCGATATAAACAGAAAGTGTTTAAACTTACACAATGGTATTAACATCACTAATGATTTTCTTAAAGCTGTTAGAGATGATGCAGACTGGAGATTGATAGACCCTAAAACAAACGAGGCAGTTAAAACTATAAACGCTAGAGAGTTATGGTGGCAGATTATATATGCAAGAGCCGAAACAGGCGAACCCTATATGATAAACATAGACAACTGTAATGATGCTTTACCACAAGGACAAAAAGATTTAGGCTTAGAAATAAAACAAAGCAACTTATGTTCAGAGATAACTCTACCCACTAACGAAGAAAGAACAGCAGTATGTTGTTTGTCTAGTGTTAACTTAGAACATTATGATGAATGGTCTAAAGATGATTACTTTATAAAAGATTTAATAACTATGTTAGATAATGTTCTACAACATTTTATTGAGAATGCTATTGACACATCTGGGAGAATATAATGCAAACTTTAAAAGATTTAAAGGATATGTCAAAGAAGGCAAAGAAGGCTTTACAAAAGCTGCTTACTCGGCTTACAGAGAACGTTCTTTGGGATTGGGTGCGATGGGTTTTCATGCCTATTTACAATCAAACGGTATACCTTTTGAAGGAATCCAAGCTACGGGATTCAACTATCAAGCGTTTAAACACATTAAAAAGAAAGCTACGAAAGCTAGTGAAGAACTGGCTGATATTCGTGGTGAAGCACCTGATGTATCTGGTTCTGGGATGCGTAATTCTCATCTCCTTGCCGTTGCTCCTAACGCTAGTAGTAGTATTATATGTGCTGGTACGTCTCCCTCAGTAGAACCTTACAGGGCAAATGTGTTTACTCACAAAACTTTATCAGGTAGTTATCAAGTAAAAAATAAATACTTGGAAAAAGTTTTAAAAAGTAAAGGATTAAAAGGAGAAGAACTTGACAACGTTTGGAAAGATATTGCCGGTAACAATGGCTCAGTACAACATCTTTCTATGTTAGATGATACGGAAAAAGAATTATTTAAAACTGCAAATGAGATAAATCAAATATGGATTATTGAACATGCTCATAAACGACAAGAGTTTCTCTGTCAGAGCCAATCAATAAATCTATTCTTTGTGTTGCCTAAAGCAACTGAAGAACAAAATTCACATGATGAATACATGCAGTATGTAAATGATGTGCATTGGTATGGTATGCATAAATTAAAATCACTATACTACTTTAGGTCTGATGCAGCTAGAGCAGCAGAGAATGTTAACATAAAAGTTCCACGAATAAAACTAGATGAAGTGGACTGTATAGCTTGTGAGGGATAATATGAAACACAGTATAGCAATGTTATTAGTTGGAGTCTTAGGTATCGGTGGGATACTTTATACAGCTATAGCAAACGCAGACGTGTCTGGATATGGAGATGTACATGGTTGTTGGGGAGAATGTTATGAAGAATATACTGCAAAGTATGGTACATTTACAGAACAACTAGAAGCAAAAAGAGTTGCAATGCAAACAGAAACACCTGCTGATAAAGGTGCTAAGATATATGTTAATTGTAATATGTGTCATGGTATGAAAGGAGAAGGAGGTATTGGACCGAAATTATCTGGCAGTACATCTATTGTAAAAATGTTAATGCAATATAAAAATGGAGAGACTAGGGGTGCACAATCTGCTCTCATGTGGGGTCAAGCTGCTAACCTAACTCTTGAAGACATGGAAAATTTACAAGCTTATATTGATAGTTTATGAAACCAAAACATGTCAAAAGATTTGAAGACTCTTTATCTTATCCAGAGTACACTGAAGAAGATAAAAAGAAAGGTATGAATAATAAAGACCTAGATTTTATGACAAAGAACCCTATGTTTTGGGCAGTAATATTACCATCTATTTTTGTAATCGGTATAGGTATACTACCTTTTATAACAATGTTTATCTTTTTCGACAAACCAGAATTTCTTAAACCATAAGGAGAAAATTATTATGACTAAATATTCAGGAGCACTATTGTATAAAGCTCTAGAAACAAAATACAAAGCAGAAAAAGCAGAAGCTAAAGCTAATCTTGAGGTATTTTTTGAACATAAAGTAGCCGTAGCAGACCATCCTAATGTGGTCGAATCTATGGATGAACTTGTAAAAAAATATGCTAGTGCTTCTGAAAAATTAGAAATATTACAGGAGGAGTTTTAATGAGCCTGTTAGGAACAAGAGATTATTACAAACCATTTGATAACCCGTGGATGTTTGATTACTATGTATTACAAAATCAAATGCATTGGATGCCAGAGTCTGTACCATTACATACAGATGTTAAA